GGCCTAAGATGCGCTTCCCGACTCCTTCGGATTTGCCGTGTAACGCGACGATCAGCACTCCCGCTCGCAATCTTTACGAGGTTCAGGTCATGCTGACCATCATGGGATATTGCCGTATCAAGAGTCTTCGAGTTCACGCCTACGACATTCAGGAATCGAGTGTTGGCGAGTGCAGGACGGCATTCCCTGCTTGCACACCGCTTGATGTCTGCGATGTCAATCCTCTGACCTACTCGTCGGAATAGCCTTAGAATTATGCCAAACCTTACTCTCATCACTCTTACTCCGCCGAGTCTGCCGGTTGGATATTGTCCGCTCAATTACCAGTCGTTGGCCAACGACATCATCAGCGGCACTCAAGCGACGTTCAACAGCTCGATTGGAAACTCGTTCTTCAATTACGGAGCATCGACGCCTGCGCTAAACAATCAGGTTTATCCGTGGTTGGACGAGAACGGTGAGTGGTGGGTGCGCGTCAGTGGATACTGGGCGAGAAAGAATCCTATTCCGGCCAACGGTCCTGAACGGCGCATCTTCGTTGGCACTGCTGCTGATGTCCTAAGCTACGACGGTGGCGATGGAACTGCGACATCAACAAATGTGACTTCAGGCCCGATGTGGGAGGTTGACACAGCTTTCGATGCTCGATTCCCGGTTGGCGTTGGAGCGTTTGCAGCAAGCGGTACGGTGAATGTCAATGGAACGACGACAACCACATCTGTTTCTGGTGAAGACAAGCATACCCTGACTGTTCCTGAAACCCCGTTCAACGAACATACTCACGGCGTCGCTCAACTCATTGCCCCCGCAAACGACGATTACTACCTCGTCAACAAGTCATGGACTGGACTTGGTTCGTACCCGACACAGATCCTTCAAGGTGCTGCGGGAAGCGGTGGCGGCGGTTCTGGGCCGAGTATCACGACCGGAGATGTCGGAACAACGAACGCTGACAAGACTGGCAACGACAGTCAGAACGCCATCGGCCATAACAATCTTCCGCCATTTTACGGTGTTTACTTTATCAAGCGAACGGGCCGAGTCTACTACACCAAATGAAGCTAATCGTTCAGGACATCCGCTCGACAATCGCTCGGGTTATCGGCACATGTGTCGATGATCAGCGTGTTTACGACTACATCAACCAAGCGTGTCGAAGGCTTCTACACAAGGGCTTGTGGGCGGGTTCTTACGGACGTTTCACCGTTTGCACCGTAGACGGATGCATCACTTGGCCTCGTTCAATCGAAACCATCGAAGCCGTCGCAGACTGCTGCGGAACAGGATCTGTTCGCAACCAATGGTATGAATTCCAAGAAACCGGATTCGGACTCCTCAGCGGATGCAACCCGTGCGCAGGAAAACAGCTCGTTGATCGTGGTACTGTTGTTTCATATCGCGATATGTCTGGCGGCATCAACAGCTACATTCGAGTTTATCCTGGCGATGCTTCAGATGTCGGCAAAACGATAACGCTCCAAGGCTACGACTCGAACGGACAATGGATTCGCACCCAATCCGGTGGTCTATGGATTGACGGCGAAAAGCTGACGCTTGCTTTGCCGTACGTTCAGTCTTCCAAGAAATTTACCGCACTGACCGGCGTAATCAGGGAGGCAACAAATACCGCATCGCGGTTGTACGAGTTCAATCAAACAATTTTTGCCGAGATTGATCTGGCAGTTTACGACCCTGATGAAACTTTGCCGCAGTATCGTCGTAGCTTCTGGACTGGTCGGAACAGCGATTCATGCACCCAGACCGTCACGGTGATTGGCAAGATGCGCCATATCAACGCGACGACCGTCAACGACTACCTCATTCCTCCGTGTCCTGATGCCATTAAGCTGATGGTCATGGCGATTCGCAAGGAGGAGAACGATTTGATTCAGGAAGCAGTGGCCTACGAAGCCAAAGCGGTTCAAGCTGTTCAGGAGCAGACGATGCAGTATCTGGGCGATGCTGTCGCGACGATACGCATGGTCGGTGTAGGATTGAATGGCGGTGGATTCTCGCAATGGTTCTGAACCAAAAGGATAATTTATGGCAATAGGTGTTCCAGCGGCAATTTTGGGTGGAGCGGCAATCTCCGGCCTTGGAAGTTTGTTTGGTGGACTGTTCGGTGGAAAAAGGCCGAAGGTTCCTGAGCTAAAGCCGATTGATTTTGCAGCAGAACAGCGACAGGCGATTCAGCAGAATATCGCTGCGCTACAACCTGCCACCGAGCTAGCGCAAAAGACGACCGCTGCCGAGCAGTCGCAGCTTGAGGCACAGCTTCGTCGTGCCATTCCAGGCTATGACCAACTTGTTCAACAGGCTGGAGCGAACATTGGAGCAGCATTGCGCGGTGAGATTAGCCCTGAGGTTTCCGCTCAGGTTCAACGCTCAACCGCTGGACGCGCTTTGTCTGGAGGATTCGGCGCAGGATCTGGATTCGGTCGTGCGCTGACCGCTCGCGATTTAGGGCTGACTGGCATGCAGATTCAGAATCAGGGTCTTGCTCAAGCTCAGAACTTTATCCAGCAGCAGCGGACGTTCGGCATGGTTCAACCGTTCTCGGTGAGCAGCATGTTCATCACGCCAGCGCAGCGCATTGGGGCGATTCAACAGCAGAACCAACTTCAATACGGTCGTGATTTGACCGCCGCTCAGGTTGCAGCCGCTCCTTCTCCGATGCAGCAGGCGGCTCAGACTGCGTTCACGAACTTTGGTGGTGTTGCCGGTGGCGCGCTGTCGCAGTACGGAATGTATCAGGGGTTGATGGCGCAAAATCCCGCAAATCTGTATTCTGCTCCTCCTTCTGGCTCACCATACGCTGGGGCTGGAGTTTCAACTGGATCTGACCCTCGACTTGTCGGTGTAATTCCTGAAGCTGGTTAAATCTTATGGCCGACCAATCTCTTCAAGCATTTCAGCTAGGCGCAAGCCTCTACGACCGCGCGCAGACACAGAAGCGGATGATGGAGCAGTTGCAGCAGCAGACGGCGGAGTCTTTGCTCCAGCGCCAGGGCATGGAGCTTCAGAACAAGATTCGGGATGCTGAACTTGCCAACGGAATTTCTGAGCGCGCAAAGTTTTCCGCCGATCTTCCGAAGATTCAGCAGTGGCAATCAGCATATGTTCAATGGAACGCCAAAGGCGATCCGACTCAGCCATTTCCTGCTCCTCCTTCCGATCTTCAGAGTGCGACTGGTCTTAAGATGCTTGGCGACATGAGTGGGCCAGTTCTTCAGTCATTGCCGATGGCTCAGAATCGGTTTCTCGTTGAAAAGGCAAATGCCTCACAAATGGCAGTTCTAAATAAGGAAATTGATTTCCTTAATGAAAACGGGAAAAGCGATATTCCCCTTCAGTACAATGGTGGACTTGATCCAAAAACTCAGCAAATAAACCCTGAGTTTAGAAAAGCAATCTTTGATGCTGCCGCTCCTCTTAGGCAAGAGCAGGCTAGATTGAAAAAGCTGACGGCCATAGGCATGGCTGGCCAAAGAAATACGAAAGAAGGTCTTAAGACACTTTTTGATTCTGGAGATATTACCCAGCAGGAGTATGAGCAGCTTTTGCCGACTGCTAGGACTGAAGGTGGCGTTGTCGCCCAACGTGCAAATCAAGTTTTGGAAGGTCTTAAAAAACAGAAGATAGTTCAGACCGACGAAGACGAAATCAACGCAAAGGTGTTCCTTGGAGGACCAAACCAAGGAAAAGTTCCTGCTGACGTTTCAAAGGCTTTGACGGCTTCAAACAAAGCTGTAGTAGAGTTGGATGATGTTTTCAATAGGCTCAATGCTTTTGAAAGCAAATACGGAAAAGGGTCTTTCTCTGAATATGTTGGACCTATTGATGCGCCAGCGTTTGATCTTAAAGGAAGATTTAAGGGTCTTACAACTAAAGAACAGGAAGATGCAAGAGACATACACGAAAAGATTCAGCTTGTTGTTACTGACTATCAAAACAATAAGTATGGAGCAACACTTACCCCATCTGAAGAAAGAAACCTTCAAAAGGTTGTAAGCACTCCTGCGCGTAACGATTACATTCAGGTTATCTCGTCTTTCAAAAACAATCTTCGTTCTGGTGCCGAAAACAGTATTTGGGAGTACAGGTTTTCACCTGACATTCCATACGACGTTAAGAAACGGTATCTTGAGGGTGCTAGGCAAAAGTTTGGATTCGGCCAGCAGCAGCAAGCGGCTCCGGCTCCTTCGACTGGAAATGCTCCTTCGATTCCTGCTGGATTTTCATCGTCTCAAACAAATCAAATTGCTCTTCCTGCTGGATGGGGGGTTAAATAATATATGCCAACATTTACTTCCCCTTCAGGAAAAGAGTATCAATGGAATAATCCTAATCCTCCAACAAAAGCGGACATTGATGCACTTGTTGCGTATGATTCGCAGCTTAGTGGACAACCTCAGTCGCAAGGCCCAGCCACCATCGCCGAGATGCGTCGGCGTGAGGAAGCTGGCCAAGTCTCCGCGCTGACTCCTGCCCAGGTTCAAGAGCAGGTTGGTTCTCCTCAGCAGCTCGAACAGGCGGTTCAAGATTCAGGCAAGGTCGGAATGTTTGAACGGTTTGCTGGTGCATTTGCTGGCATGGCTGAACCGTCAGGACAAGTGGCCCCATTCATGGAAGGAACAGAAGCGAGAATCGCTCCTTCTGGAGAGCTTACTCCATTGGCGCAAGCTGAGGCTCGCGGAATGATGCGTGGAACAGCCATGGGCGCTAGGGCTATTCCCGCCTTGCTTGCTGCTCCAGCAAGCGGTGGAGCATCTATTCCTGCGATGATGGGTACTGGCGCTCTTGCATCTGCAATAGGCGAGGCGGTCGGTCAAACAATCGAAAAGCTTTTTGGGATTAGGCAAGATGTTTCAGGGCGAGAAATTGCTGCATCTGCTGTTACTGGTGCTGCTCCAATTATTCCAGGAGGAGGTTTTCTTAAGCCGTTGGCAAACATCGCTATGCAGGGAGCTGGCGGCGTTGCTGGAGAGGCTGTTAGAACTGGAGAATTCGAACCGGGAGCTAGTATTGTCCCTGCCGCGCTAACTGCCGGATTTCAAATTCCCGGAGCAATCGCTGGCCGTGCTGGCGCTGGATTTGAACGTGCTGCCGAGCGAGCAGCCACGGTGGAGAGAATTGGTGAAGGAGTTCAACCTACGTTTGGTCAGGCGATGCCTCGTTTCGCTGGTCTTGAATCAAGAATTGAATCTCGCGCTGGGATGCCTCCAATCACCGAGCAACTCGCTCGTCAAGGTGAGCAGATTAAAACCGCAGTTCAAAAGTTGACGGGTGTTGCAGCTGAAGGAGCCGACACGCTAACACAAAAACTTCTTGGCGCACTAAGTGCCAATGAAATTGACGACATCGCAAACGCTTCAAGAAATCTAAAAGACGCTGAAACGATTTTGGAATCTGCTCGCGGACAAGCGCAGAAGCAGGCTCAGCAACGAGCGGTAGATCAGGCGCTTCAGGCATATCAGGACACGGTGAAAAACACCTTGTTCAAAGGTCAGAATATTTCCGCGTTTCGTGTTGTTCCTGCTGGCCAACAAATTGAATCGCTCGCCGATCAGGCGAAAAATGCAATCAAGGCTGAAGCAAACAGAATCTACGGACCTGCCAACGCGGTTGAAAACGATCAGAAATTCAACCTTTTCAAGCCTGTTGGAAACAGCCCTTCTTTTGCCTCTCAAGCAAATGAGTTGCTGGCTCAAATTCCAGACATTCATGCCTCTGGCTTGAAAGAGGCTAGGAAGCTTTTGTCGAGAACAGAGACAATGATGACTCCATCATCGATGGACCCGACGCGGCCCGTGACAGTTTCAGTGCCTCAAAAGGCCAGTTTGAAGGAGCTGAAAGACCTTCGAGATGAGCTTTATGATTTTGCTGATTATGCCGGTGAAGCCATTGGAAACAGTCAGCAGAGGCAGGTCAAAAATCTCGCAACCATTCTTTCCCAAACGATTGCTGATCAGGCTCCGGAAGCCATAGGCGCTGAAGCCGCTGCGGCAAGAGCTGCCGGTGACGAGTTTTATGCGGCAACACGACCGAAGCTGAATCTTTTCGGAGTTCGCAGGGCGTTCACTCCAGAAACCATGGAGCGTGGCCAGCTTGGTCAGGCAATGGTCAGCGGAGTCAAAGCTCAAGGCTTGCTTGCCCCTGAATTTGCGAACGTCGAATCACTTGTTAACACGCTGAAATCCCGTGGAGTTGCAAACGCTCCCGATCTTCAAGATGTGTACTCGTCTATCCGGTCTGGGATTGTCAGCGACGCAACGGACAAAGCCACTGGGGCAATCGACTACAAGAAGCTTGCCGGAACAATCAACAACCTAGAAACGCAGAGTCCCGGCGCACTTGAGAAGGTTGGTCTTGGATCAAAAGACCAGCTTTCCAAGTTCGTCAATTTCCTTGAAAGCACCGGCCAAAAAACTGGTCCTCAAGCGTTGCTGGACATTTTGCAGACCAAAACACCTGCCGGATTTGCTGTAGCATCTGAAGCGGTTCAGTTGCTTCCAAATGTCAAGGATGTTGGATCTGTTGTTCGGTATCTTGAACGCGAGGCGGTTGCTGGAAACAAGCTGGCCAAAGAAGCGTTGATTTCGACTCGCGCTAGAGAGATTGAAGATATTCTTTTGGCCGAGACTGTTCTCGGTGGCAAAGGGCCGAATCTCAAAGGTGTTTTCAAAATAAATCGAGCTGAACAGATTCTTGGACCAACTCTGTACAAGCAAATTGTTGACGACATCATTCCTGGCTACAAAACCATCTTAATAGCTGAACGTGCTGCTGGTGGAGGCGGTGCGCTTGTATCTGGTCAGGCTGCTGAAGAGTTGGTTGCTGGAATTCCTCAATCAGCTCTTAAGGTTGCCGCTGGAAAACCAGTTGAAGGAATCATGGGTGTAATCGGAACTGCGGTAAATGCTGGGTTCTACAATGTCGCAGCAAAGGCGTTGGCTCGCGCATCTGGATCTGCTGGTTATCGTAGCGCCGCAGATACGGCTCGAATTTTTGAGAAGTTCTCAAACATTCCTCGGGCGTCACTTTACGATGCTCTGAGCAAGTACGCTGACACTGGAGAACTTCCGAAATGAAAACCTCCCTCTCCAAAAAAGGTAACACCTATCAGGGCAAGAAGGTGACGCTCAACAAGCCGTTCTACACGCCGGGAGAGCGGAAGAAGAGTGCTGTCTACGTTAAGAACGACAGCGGCAACGTCATCAAAGTTCGATTTGGCGACGCGAACATGACGATCAAGAAGTCGAATCCTGAGCGTCGTAAGAACTTCCGTGCGCGGCATAACTGTGCGACAGCGACGGATAAGACGACGCCTCGGCACTGGTCATGCCGAGCTTGGTAGCTAACGCCTAGGTCGTCCGCCCCACGGCTTCTTCGACGCCGCCTTATCGACTACGAATACTTCAGGCGGTGCGTAGTCCCAAGATATGGTTCCTACACCTCGCTGGATGACAATGGAGCCGGTTTTGTTTCCGTTCTTGTCCTTCAGTCCTGACCTGTCTCCGCGCTTCGCCATTCCGAGCATGAAGCGTCGTGGCTGATTGAATCCGACCTCCTTCAACACAATCACCTCTCTCGCCCAGTTGGTCAGGTCGGACGATCCAAATCCTGAGTAGGCCATATCTGCCACGCTCTCCGGCTTGTCGTCCTTACCCTTCGGCTTGGGGAAGTGATGAACCAGCACGATGACGACTCCCGTCTCCATCATAATCGGCTGGAGCAGATGCCGCGTGAAGTTCGCGCAGACCTCGATGTCCGATGGATTGCCACCAATGTAAGAGAGCAGAGGGTCGATGTAGACAATGTCTACTTTCGTCTTTCGGATGAGACGACGCAGCATGGTCGTGAAATCTACGCCGGTACGAACAGCCTCGCGAAAGAAGAGCATGTCCGCACGGCGCAATCCATTCTGCCAATCGCTTCCGAAGACCATCTGCGCGGCTCCCTTAAGTGCATCATGCTGATCGGCAATGTCGTTCTCAGCTTGGACGTAGGCCACCTTCAATGGTCGTACCGGCTGACAACCGAACCAATCTGAACCAATGGCCCACCTCAGTCCCTGATAGAACGCCATCGAGCTTTTGCCGCATCCGCTCTGACCGACAAAGAGAACCGATGAACCGCGTCGAATCCATCTGTCGCCAATGAGATTGTCAGGGTCATTCTCAGGATCGTAATCGATGATGCTCTGGAGCGTGAACTCCTGAGGCATGTCCTGGGACTCCAGATAGTCCGTGAACGCATCCCAGTTCACGACACCTACATTGATGGCCAACAGCTTCTGCTCCTTGCCATCGCGCATCACACCGGCTAACCGGCTGAACCTGCTCGCGTTCTTGTTCTTCGGATCGATGCCGAGGGCTTCCAGATGGCGATAAACAACGTCGCGACGCTCGCCCCATTCCTCTTTGTTCGCCGCTTCGACTCTGACCCAGCCGTGCAGGCTCTTGCCGCCTGAATCAATGACGACCGATAGCGGCAGCTTCGAATCCTTAAGAATCGTCCATTGCTCGTCCTTCGTCTTCTCGTCCATCTCGACCAGCACATGGCGGAATGCTGACACGCCAGAATCCGATCCGGTTTCGTCGAGACACGGGTTGACCCGTACATACGCGCCACGGCTGTCAGGACCGTTCCACATGGAACTTATGGGCGGCGTGAAATGCTTCTCAATCCATTCGTCGCGCTTGAGGAACGTACCCTTGGACGCTGGCCTACCTTTACCTTCCTCGTCGCAGATGATGTCGTTGCAGATGCAGACAACTTCATCCTGCTCGAAGCAGGCTTTGAGGAAGTCGATAGTTGTAAATCGGGATTCCGGTTGCGGAATTGCTTGGATCTTCTGGACGACGAACTTGCCGGTCGTTGATACGGGCGTTCCGCTCTGTGCGGAAAGAAGCCATCCCTTCGGCTTGTCGTGCGCCACGTTCATCGCTTGATTCACCTTGTGGGACAATTCGTTGGTCTTCCACGGTGGAACGCACTTCGCGTTGTACTCGCTCAGCAGCATCTCTGCATCCGAGCGTGAAAGCTCGAAGCCGTGAACGAGAGCGGTGGCTACTGCGAAGGTTGCGTTATGACCGCCCTGGCCGCTGACGGCACCGGGGGTGTTGCGAAGCCATGCTCTTGCACGGTCGATATTTGAATTGCTCATTCGATTCCAAGTTGTTTTCTCGCGAGTTCTCCAGACTTGCCAAGGTCAGTCTTGGCTATCTCCTGAAGAACAGAATTCGATTTCTCTAGCTTCTGAAAAAGGAGAGCAAGCTCTTTGGGAGTCATCAGGTACTTGCTCCATTGTTGAATGGGTATGGAGCGAGACTTGAACTTCGCAAAGAGCTGCTCTTGTGCGGCGATGTAATGTTTAGGGCTTCGCATCTAGCAGTACGAACTTGGCATTGAATTCAGCCTTAGTTCGAACGTAGAGCTTTCGTTTGCCTTCCCGCATGTAGGCCACTCCTTGCCACTTGGTTTCTCCGATCCGTATCTCTACGTCGTCGGAGAGGAGTTCAACCTGCACCGAGCTGTTTCCTAAGTTCTTGTATTTCATCTTCGGAAGCGTCGTCAAGATGACCAGAACCGCTCGCATGCCAGACACCGTCTGGGTTTCGCTGAGGCTTCGGCTTGCTCATCCATCCACGGAGGATGGCATACTCAACAAGGTTCGGGGCTTCCTTCAACAACTGTTGTCGCGTGATTTCAGAATTCATCGGGTAGAGTCCGTTTGCCGCGTCGTTTGTTGGGTCGTTTCATTCCGAATGCGCCGCCAATTTCATCGCCGAATCCACGGCGAATAAGCCATTCCTTGTACTTCTGATCGAAGTAATCGAAGTCGATTCGGATTGGTGTTTCATCGGCATCTGCCACTCTGATCGTTGCGGGTTTGTTGAGGTTGGTCATTTGTATATCTCGGTTATGTGTTTGTATTGTTGCTCAGCTTGGCCGCAGTGGTAGCAGAGGTCATGGCCCCCGTCACAACCGCAGCCGACAGTCTTGAAGAGAACCTTGGCCAAGAATTGGTATTCTGCGATGGCATTCCGCAGGGTTTCGATGTCGGTTTCTTCCGCTAACAGTTTTGTTGGTTCGCTCATTTGACGACGAAGAGAATGAAGTACGCGGCGGTGATGACCATGCCAGCGCAGAATGCGGCGATGAGGAGCTGCCTGATTTCGTCCGGTGAGGGAGGGCGGCTCGATCTGCGGATCATCTGCCACCTCCCAGGGCATAGTGAAGGATCAAAAGCGCATCGCAGTTGCTCAAGGTGACTTCAAGGTTCGGATAGAGTTCCTGCGCCTTAGACCTCAGCTTACGCTTCCATTCTGGCCCTGTCGCACAGGATTTGCGTCCGCCTAGACCAAGCGGTTCCTGCCAGACCTTCGGCTCGACTCGATGCAGTGCATAGCCTTGAGCGTATCCTAGACCCTGAATGATGCCGTAGTTCTCATGGAGCGTCGCCATGCTCGCGGACGATGTGAGCTTGCTCACGAACTTCGGAACCTTTTCGACCCAGAGATGGCTATCTGCCAATTTGAACTCCATTAGTAGTTTGGCCATGTCGGGCAATGACTCAGGCATCGAGTAAAGGAAAATGCCATGATTCGTGTTCACGGCTAATCCGCCGCCAACACCAGGATCGACCGCTACGATTGATTGATTTGTTTTCATTGATTCCTCCTGATCTGACCGCGCTTCACCTTCGAAATCCATCCAAGGCTGACCGCGTAGTCTTCCGCAATCTGTCGGTATGTCTTTCCACCTTTGAGGTCTTGCAAAACCTCCTCAACTACTGCATTCGGAATGTGTCCGTTCAATGGGACGTAAGTGTTTGTTTTCATGTTTTTAATAGCACAGGATTGTTACTTGTTCTGCTGCGATTCGAACCGCTGATTTTGTTGCTCCGTCCTCGCTCCACTTCTCGACCTTCACACGGCCTTTGACACGCACCAGCGCGCCATTGGCGACTTCCATGATCTTCTCAGCCACTTGTCCCCACGATGACAGCTCGAACTCATCGAAGTCTTCGTGGAATCGGCCATCTGCATCCGTCCAATGCCGAGCGATTGAGATGACCCGTCGGACCATCAATGCGCCGCTCTTGGTTTCTGTCTGTCGGCTGATTCCTCGTAGTTCTCCGATCAGGTAAACTACGTTCTCTGTGGGCGTGGCAGTATCATTTAATGTCGTATTTGATGCACTCATTGGAAAACGCAACCTAGTTGACGGTAGCATTCCATTCGCTTCTTTGCGTGGTATGCTCCGATGGGGTGGAACTTGTCAGAAAAGTCCAGAATTGTCGCACAGTTTTTGGAATCTGTTTTCCGCAATGCGCGGCTCGCTCGCTGAATCGTCTTCTGCGATGACCGTCCTCCGCTGACCATGATCAGCAGCTCGACATTCGGCAGATCCAATCCTTCGTCGGCCAATGATGTCGCAATCATGGTCCGCAGGTTCCCGGCTTTGAACTCTTCCATCGCTGCCTTGCGCTGCTTCTTGCCGATCTTCGAATGGACAAGGAGCGAGCGTGGAATCGCTGCCTCGTACTCCTCGCCCAGCGTGATGCGCGGTATGAGGATGAGCGTCTGCATGTCGAGGTGTTCAATCGCGTAGTTGATGGCGTACTGATTGCGCACATCATTCTGGCAGATGCCGATGTCCACTAGGGATTCCCAGGCGCACATGCGTTTTAATTCGTCGTCACTTATCCGCATGTACCGCCGTCTTTTTACAAACAGACGGTCGATGTTGTCGTCGATCTTCTGCTTCAGGTTAGGATCGGTGGCGTCAGAGAGGTGAAGGTAAGCGTCGGCCAATGAATCGCCGATGTCGCTTCGCTTGATTTCGTAGGTGCGATTGTAGAAGAGCCTTCGCGTTACGGCGTTGCGTTCTGGATCGTCGCACCAAGGGGTTGCGTCGAATCCGTAGTGCAGCCCGTTACAGGACTCGATGATGCGACGCCATCCAGCGGCAGGACTGTGCTTCGCTTCGTCCACTATAAGAAGGTTCTTCTCGCTGAAGTCTACCGACTCATGCGGACAACGAACGTCTACGATGCTGTCAGCAATTCCCGCGACTCTCAACGATGTGCGCGCTTGCTGACATGTCTCGCGTGTTGGAGCAAGCCATCCAAACCACATGTTAGGATATAATTCGTGGTAATGCTTGATGATGCTCGCGGCAATCCATGTCTTGCCGCTGCCAGCCGGTGCGATGATCAGGCCGTCGCTAGTTTTGGCCCACTCTACTGCGTTCTTTTGGTAGTCTCTTAGATTCATAGTTTTAATTACACTTAATTTCAAAATACTCTCTTCCGTTTAATTTTGTTTTTATGTGTTGATAGGTTTGAATGTTACTGTTCCACGCTAATTCACATCCACATATCGAACACAACGCGGCGGCTCCAATACACATCTTAAAATTTGAAACAAACAATTTAGAGGATCGATGCTCTCCAATGTTTTTTTCTAAATCGCAAACAACCACATTTACTTCAATGCCACATGATTCTAGTGCTTTATGAATTTGCAATTGTTCTTCCGATGGTGAATCGTTTTTTGATTTAACTTCTACACACGAAACTATTCCGTTTCGGACAACTAAAAAATCCGGCCACCCCCGCCTGTAAACGGTTGTTCCATGATATGAAAGCAACGACTCGTAAACTTTAGACTCTCTCAGATTCATAGTTTTAGGAAATTTGCCCCTCCGCCCACTGCTTCATAGCGAGCGAAGGGTATTGTGCCGCCCACACGGGTGGCTTCGCCGTCAAGTGTTAGCTTCTGCCGATGGGGAGTGCGTTACTTGCGTCGTGACACACTTCTCATTCAGCAGCTTTCGCAACGCTTGGGTGGCGAGAAAGCCGATCTTGACTCCGTTCTCTTCGCAATACTTGCGAACCTCTTCGTGGAGTGCTGCGTCGATGGTGATTACTGTGTTCTTCTTTTTGGGTTTCATGGTTTCAAAGCCTCTGCGGCGATCTGTGATTCCTCTGATCGGTTGCCACGATAGTCGACGTTCGCGATACGTCGGAGTGCTGCCTCCAGGTGCGCGATCCTGGCTCGGGCTTCTTCCAGCTCCTTGTAGGTCTTCAATCCGTCGATGGTTCTCATTTCTTCGATGGTCATGGTTTCTCGCTTAGTTCTTTGATGATCTTGGTCCTAGCTCGCCCATTCGTATTGACGATGAGTTGCAGGATGCAGATTGGGTCCACGGTGCAAACGTGATTCCATTCTCCCCTACGCTTTTGGGCAGAGCGTTCAAACTTCCGTGCGTCTTCTGCACTAAGCACCATTACATCTCCGTTTGTTTTGTGCTTATAGATGAAGCAGATTGATAGGTCTGGTTGGATGTTCATTCAAAACTCCATGAGGTGATAGACCCGCTTGCGAAGCTGTGCGACTTTGGCCCGCTTGCTGAACAGATCGTGATTGTGGGCAATGTTGTAGTGGACAGACCCATTGCTGTCGTGGAACGAGTTGCAGTACGCTTCAAGGAAAGCGATGCGCTCTTCCATGCGGCGGATGCGCCAGTTGCGATACCATTTGAATGGATTCATTTCTGCCCCCTCTCCTCCTCCAGAATCTGAAGCATTTGACTCGCAATATGACCGTCCGATCCGTCTCGGAAGAACGCTGATGCTGCTCGGTGGATGCGGTCCTCCAGTTGTTTGATGCGGTTTTGATCGGAGTTGAGTTCGCGTTCTAGCCTCCTGCACAGCATACCCAAGTCGCCTACGTTGTGCGGTGTTGAGTCTGAGATAGGGGTGTCGCTCATTTCGCCTCCTTCAACGCATCGAAAGCGATCTGAGATTCAGTCGAGCGATTGCCACGGTAGTCCTGATTTGCGATTTGGCGGAGTGATTCCTCCAGCCGCTTGATGCGGGATTGCTGACGCATAAACGCTTTTGACAACTCTCCTAAAGCAACGAGCGGATCAACACCTTTACCAAGCTCGAAGGTTGCGTCGGCATTAACTCGGAATATCTCTAATGGTTTTTTGAACTCGATCATTTGCACTCCTTTTTAAGAGCATCTCTTGCTGCGATTATCTCAGGCTGCTCGTCAACATCCCAAAATCCAGCGTCTCCGCTATCAGCCAGATCAACGATCCATTTTACGGTTCCTTCAAGAGCCTCCTCCAGCCGCTTGATGCGCTCATTGGCCGCGTTGAGTTCGCGTTCGATGTCTTTAGATTCCTGAAACAGCTCGTAGATACCCGCTCCAGTCGATGCAGTATAGGCCGCGTCCGTTCTCGGGGTGTCGCTCACAGCTTCGCCTCCTTTCTTTTTTCAAAATAAATAACAAACGGAACAATCGGCCACAGTACAAGCAGCATAATGCCGCCCAGTCTAAAAAACACAACAGCTAACGGAGTTCTGAAGATCGAT